CTTTGTTTCATGTATTTCATTATTAACTCAATGGGTTCAACAATCTCATCACTATGTAATTCTTTGTGATAATGTTGTATTAACTCTTTAATATCCTCTGTACTAGCTCCATCCAAGTCTGAAAACTCTTCATTTATCAATCGTGGAATCTCCATCTTCATCTTTTGTAAGCTAGCACATGTTTTCTTCATAGTAATGACATGTTCCCTAACACGTATCTCATAATCATGAACTACATGCACTCTCTCACATGAAATAGACTTACGATCATCATACTTCCATGGTTGAGCCTTATTCCAAGGTTTTGGTTTCTTTTTATTTTTATTTTTATTTTTATTATGCTTCCTATTCCCACTAATTGGGACATAGTCAGCGGCATGCACTTCATAAGGCATGCCCAAATGCCAATCGTATTCAGTGTCAGATTGATCATATGCAATAAAACGAACTAAAGGCTCCTCATTATAAGGATAACCTTCATATACGTCTTGATCACATTTACAATATAACATCATTTGTAACGGACCAACATTCATTCCAGCACTGATATAAACGGGTAAGTCTATTTCTTCTTCAACGTGGCAGACAAAATGTAATTCCTTATTGTCCACCAATTGCCAATGCACCAATTTGTCACCTTTATATAACACAAAGTGATCTTCTCTTTCTTCATGATCAAAATAATGATCATCTTCAATATCAATATCCTTCCCAAAAACTGAATCACACTCAATAGTAGATTCATCTTCCTCAACGAGCGGACCAAAATAGTTATCATGTTCAAATTTGAACTTATCAACTACCTCAGCACAACTATAAACGTTATCAGGTTTAGGTGATTTGCAATTACGCTTCACAATAGTGAACCCTAATTCAATGTCACCTTCAACATCAAACTCTATATTTTCTTCTGATTTGGGGGCAGCCCTTTGGCAAAACTGCGTTACCATATACTCTTCTATGTGTTTGCTAGCCTTAGTTAGTTTCGACATGAGTAATGGATAAAAGGTACTGAACACATAACAAATACATTCATATTATAACTATTTAAGTACACTACTACTTCAATAAATAGCTCACTCCGGATCTTATGCTCTCGCTGCCGGCACTATTGCACATTATATTCATAAGTGGATCTTACCAAATTAATTTTGTAAGGCTATTCCAGGGTCATAGGGAGCCATCCCTACCCATGAACTTTTGTACTGCAGCCCATAGATTAAACTGCTAAATAAATTATGTTGCGCACCAAGCGATGCTTATACCCATGCTAGAAGGGCCATAATTTAACGTCTCACAACATACTAGATTAATGTACAAGTAATAATCAATTCTAAATATTTTATAATTAAATATAATTATTATATCGGGGTGTCACCCCAGTTCTTCAACTAGTGCAACTGTTTATCTCAAAGAAAGGTCAGTTTAACCTACACTTTATCCCTGTTATATCAAACAGGACACGGATTCTATACATACAAAAACTGTATATATCACCGTCGTTTGGATGTCTTCACGCTTCTAAAACGCTACTAGGAAACAACTACATGTTTCCACAACCAGATTTCCATTATGCATCAGACAGGAAATATCTGTTGTTTTATTTTCCTCATAATTAACCATTATGCAGTGGCTAAAATGTAGACCATTATCATCGCTGATAATAAATCTCCGGAATCTCTCGTTTCGGACGACGCAAGAGTACGTCGAAAAACACTCAAGTAAAAGCCTCATCCCTGGGCTTCACTTTATAGGGGGCCAAT